CTGAGGGCGAAGCTGCCGACCTGCTGATGACCGAGCAGAAGGAAATCGCTCATGGTACTCATTGCGATTCGCGTATCGTAGCGCTCCACAATGGCGTTCGTATCGAAAGAACGTCTGCCACCAGATGCAAGCAGCTCAAACGTCCAGTTGGCAGGGAGGACAAGGCCTTCCGTCGCGTCGCGTCGCACGTTGCGGACGATCTGCTCTGCACGGGCAAAGCTATCAGCCATGTCCGGGTCATCTGGATTCCAGATGTCCATGCCTTCGGGAGCCTTGAGAACAGGCAGACCGGCAAGATCACGCTCAATACCCATGCCTTCGATCTCCTGAATCCTGCGTTTGAAATACCAATCGCGGTATGCCGAGCGGAGGATGGAGCGGCCTTCCGGGTTGTTCTTGCGCGACTTCGTGCGGAAGTGCAACGCCTTCTCAATCGGGATGGTCGCCATGCGGAAATGTGGCGGCGGGAGCTGCGTCATGCCGGTAAGGTTGTCGTTGTCGTCATACTCCCATCGGAACAAAGTTTCCTGCGCTCTGATCGGGAGCTTCTGCCAACCAATCAGACCGTCCGTGTAGCGACTGTTGAGGCGTGGGTCGCGGCTATTGCCGTTCCTGCGCTTATAAACAATCTCGTGGTAGCTCCATCCGAAGGTGAGGAAGGAAAGAATCTCGCTGATCGTGTCCGTCCACGTTTCCTGCATATCGTTCATGCAGGATTCGACGAACTCAGCACACTCCTTGTCCTTGGCGCTATCGCCTCCGGGCTGTACGCTCCACTTGCTCTGTCGGATGAGGGTTTCGACAGCATACAAAATAGAGCCACAAATATCGTCGTTCTCGGCCATCTCACGATAGACCTCAATACCACGCTTGCCTTGCAGCTCCTTGAGAAATTCTTCGGAGAACACGCCCGCGTATCGCCGCTGGCCGATACTGCCGTATTCTTTCATCATGCTTGGCATATCGTATCACCTCTATCTTCCTTGCCAGTAGCTTTGACGGTCGTTGCCGTAGTTCTTCGGCGGCGCGGACGTACCCGAACCAGCCGATAGATAGGTGATCGCTTGGCTCATAGCGTCCACATCATCGTCATGCTTGCCGTTTGGGAAGGCAGCACATTCTTCGATGACATCGTGGACCCAAGGCGCGATCTTGGGGTGGGGTAAGTAGACGTTGCCGCTTTCCACATACGGCGCAATAGCCTGAGTGCGGACAACCTTGCCGCCTTCAGGCTTAATGGGTATGATGCCGGGGATCTCTCGCTTGAGCATTTCGATAACTGCCGGTCCGTTGGCAGCATCCTCAACGAGCTTTCCTCTGGCTTTTGCGTGCTTATAGGTCATCGTGCGGATGGCCTGCATTGTATCGACAATGCCAATCTGGTCATGCACACGATCAACGAGATAAAAGTCTGCGCCGGAGCGCATCCAGACATGGCCCGCAACGTAGTCGCTGGTCTTGCCTTCCTTGAAGGTGCAGTCCCAAGACTGAACCATCTGCGATACCTTATCCGGCAGCTTCTCATAGAACTTAAACCAGCCGCGCTTGAGGATGCCACCTTCAGGCGGGGACGGGTGCTGCTGGTATAGACTGGCCCACGCATACGAGCCGACAGCCCGTTTCGTGTCCTCGCACCATTGTTCATCGAATCCATGCTCCGGCCAAAGCGCTTCTCCAATCTTTCGACCAAGAGGGTCGTCATCCGAATCACACACACAAGGCAGGGACAGTACCTTCCATTCCTCGCCGTTCTGCTCAAGCAGCGTACCGGCGAGGTCGGCCTCGTGCCATCTGGTGAGAATAACAATGATCGCCGCGCCCGGATGCAGACGGGTGTAGATGGACGATTCCCATTCTGCCTTGAGCTTGCGGCGATAGGTTTCCGATTCAGCTTCTTCGCGGTTTTTGATCGGGTCGTCAACGATCAGCAAGTCAGCACCTTTACCTGTGATGCCGCCGCCAACGCCGACCGAGATCATGCCGCCGCTGTGTCCTTCAAGATTCCAAGCAACCTTTGACGCTTGGGCTTGGGACAGGGTTATTCCGAACAACTCCATACCGTGTTCGGCAATCTTGGAGCGGTTGGCGTCGCCGAACTCCTTAGCGAGATCGTCGCCGTAGCTGACCTCGATCACGCGCTTGTCAGGATTCCGTCCGAGGAAGTAGCTCGGAAACGTGGATGTCACCGACATGGACTTGCCATGTCGCGGCGGCATGAAGATCATCAGGCGTTTCGTCTCGCCGGTGAGGACCTTTTCCAACTCCGCGCAGATGAGGTCGAGATGTCTGGCTCTTTTCCATCTGCCGTGATGGACATACTCGACGTAATCAACGTAGTGGGTACGCGCAAGCTGTTTCCGTGCGGCTTCGGCTATGGCTGCAATCTTCGCCCTCGAATACGAGGCTTGCTTTTTCAAGCGTTACTCCGATGGCGGAGCGAGGGATGCCAGCTTTCTCAGCTCCTCTTCAGAGAGGTTACTCAGGTCTGCTTCGGTGGAAGTCCTGAGCATGACATCCTGCCGCTGTGACCATTCGCCGGTCTTGCGGCTGCGGTTATTGAGCCAGTACATCTGAGCCATAACATCAGGCGGCACTTCTTTCTTGACGGTTCGCACCTTGACGGGCTTGACGCTGCCGTCTGTATTGTACTCAAGGATTTTCTCCTCTTCGGTGTATGAATAACCAAGACACCGTTCGTACAGCTTTCGTTCAACTTTTGCATCAGCGGCCTTTTTGCCCACCTGCAACGCCTTTCCGAACGCTGACAGCACCTTTTCGCCATCATCATCCAGCACAACCCGCATCTCTTCCTTGGTGACCGCATATCCGTTTTCGTCCAGCACAGGCTTACTGTCCTTGCCCATAACAAGGACCTCAACCTTCTCGTAGACATACTTCCAACGGTTGACGGTGCGTTCAGACACGCCAAACTCGTCCGCAATTTCCTGATCGGTGGCACCACGAATAGCAAGCGACCACGCCCACGGGATGTGATAATCAGGATTGAACTTTGCGGGTGCTGCCATGCGTCATCACCACCTTTCGCTCTTACTCAACTCTGCGGCCACTTCCGCTATGTCTGCCAGCAGAACAGCGGCAGAATCCAATGCGTCCTTGTACTCCTGCGCGTCGCCGTTCAGGGTATCGGACACGACCTTGACCGAGAGGAACGGAACACCGGTGATGCTGCACACCTGAGCAATGGCACCCGCTTCCATGTCGCAGATCGAAGCCTTCCATCGGTCGCGGACGGCCTGTTTCTGTTCTCGTGTGCCAAGGAATCGGTCTGCCGTGGCGCACAGATCGGCGATGTATACACGGGCTGCAGCGGGGAGTTTCAGCATCAGCGCCGTTTTCAAGGCCATGATCTTTCCGCTGGCAATGAACCTCTCGGCACCGACACCAGACACAAAGCCGGGAGGATCTCCAACTGCCGTCGTGTCAATGTCGTACTGGACAAAAGCAAACGGCAGGACTACATCGCCCTGCCGATATTCCTCAACCAGACCGCCTACGACACCGAGATTCAGCACGGTGTCAATCTTCAACATGTGCTGCATCGTCTCAAGTGTCATCAGCGTAGCAGCAATTGCCGCATTGACCTTGCCCGGGGCGCTGACTGCAACGGCGACGGGTTGACCTTTCAGCCTACCCATTGCAAATACGCCATCCGGGGCCGTGTATTTACCCTCAAGGCGGCTGATGATCACTTCTGCTTCGCGCTGCATAGCGCAGATGATCGCAAGCATATCAACCTCCGAGATAGTCAGCGCACAGGAACTCAATGAGCTGCCAACGGTTTTTCTTGCCGATGACACCTTCCTTCTCAGCCTTCTTCAGCGCCTGCTGGATGACCTGCGCCGCTTCGGTCGGGATGGAATTGCTGCCAAACACCTTCGTGAGATACGTCCACTCGCCAGCCGGGTCATAACCCGCGATGTCCATCTTCTCATTCGCCGCCTCGATCATGGAAGAGATCGCAGCGCCGAGGTTGCGGACATCCTGAAACTGCTGATACTTGCTGAGGGTTTCGACAAAGCGTTTGCCCTGTTCGTACTCGGCGACACCGACAATCTCAGGGCCAGCCTTTTCAAGCTCCTTCACAAGCAGCTCAAGGTTCTGAAGCTGATGCGGCAGGAAGGCGAACACCAGCGTTCGGAAGTCGAACTGCACAGCCGGGGAGATCAGCTTATCAAACTCAGCCATCGGCTCGGCCAAAATGTCCTTGCCGACGTAGCTTTCGAGCATATCGTCCACGTCGGAGATCATCTTGACGATCTCCTTCAGCGTGGATTGGTCATCGAAGCCAGAGATCGCGTTGTGTGCCAACTGCTTCGCCGCTTCCTGCGAGCGGGTCAGTCCGCTCACATCGAGGATGGCGTAAATCTCCTTGATACCAGCCTGACGCGCACTCTTGATGCGGTGGTGGCCGGAGATGATTCTGACCTTGTTACCGTCCTCTGTGAGATAGGGCAAGCTCTCAAGCTGACCGCGCTTTGCGATGTTGGCCGTGAGCTGGTCCTGCATCTCGTTCTTCATAATTCGGGCGTTCACGTCCTGCTCGACGACCACATCGAGAGGAATCTTGACGATCAACAACCCGGAACCCATGTCATGGATTACTTGGTAGCGTTTCGCTTCGCCTGCCATTCCTTTTCCCTCCTGAGCCATTCGGTGAGTGTTGCCTTTTCCGACCGGCCTTCGATGATCGGCGCTTCGTAGGTGAGCTTGAAGCCATGCTCCTTGTCCTTCTTGCGCTCTGTCATCTTCATAATGCCGCGTACCTCTTTGTTTTCCGGGTACTTGGTGAGCATTGCAGTACGAACGCAGACCACGCGCTCGCGCTCAAAGTCATTTGTAACCGTGTCGGTCAGGCTGCGATTCTGAGCAAGCATGTACATGAGGCGACCAAGCCGCAGCTCCTTGTGCGGCACCTTCATCACATACCAGATAAACAGCGCTTCGGCTGTCATCTTCGAGATACCAAAGACACCGGCGACCAAACCGTCGATCAGGACGGCGAAGTTGAAGGTCGCGGAGCTGCCGACGAAATTGTGTGTCCACAGCTTTCGGTAATACTGAGTGTTTGCCGCCTTGACCTTGATGATCTTCAGATCGGAGTTCTCCGTGATCTCGTAGTCGGTCGGCATAATGCTGCACGGCAGCGGTTCAAGGGCCGATTCATTCGGGCGCTTGATCTTCTTGCCGTGAGCAAGGGCCTCGGCCTCTTCTCCGCGATTGGAGCAAAGGTAGGCGTTCATGCCCTTGCGGGTCGCGGCGCGGGCGTAGATCGCATCGCCGACATACTCGCCTGCGGGCTTTTCCTGATAGCAAAGGACCAGCGCTTTTGCATCCTTGACCATTTCAAACAGCTTGCCGTGGCCGGTGGATGGGTCGAACAGCTCGTAGGGCGGTTCCTTCCATGTCATCGCGCCAGCGGTGTCGTAGTATTTCTCATAGCCGCTGAAATAGGTCGGCGGGTTGGCAATGACGATGGCGTGTTCATCGTCCAGCACTTCCTTCAGGTGGTCGAACATGCACATCGGGCGGTAGTTCATGCCGCCAAGCCTCTGCTTGTTCTTCTCGATGCTCTCCCTGATCTGAGAGATGTACTTCTCCCGGTTGTAACCGAGATCTGCCAGCAGGTTGTGGAAGTATTCCGTTCCTGCCTTCTTGACTGTGCGCAGGTAGAGCTGCGCATACAACGCGGTCGCCGGGTCGAGCAACTCCTCGTCCGAGAAGCCCTTGGCCTTGATCTCAAGATCATCCAGCGGCTTTCCGCAGATCGCATAGCCGAGAATGGTCGGCATCATCGACACATCGCTCGTTTCGATCTGCGAAGGCTTGTAGCCGGTATCGACCGCCAGATTCGCCATAGCAAAAGTTCCAGCGCACGGCTCAACGAACCGTGTGTAGCCCGCTTCTCGCGCTGTCTTGAACAGGCTGTAAAGGAACTTCTGCTCACTACCTCCGAGGCAACCGAGAAACATGTCGCCCGGATTCATGAACATCATCGTCAGTCACCTCATTTTTGCGTAATAAAAAACCAGCCCGAGCATCTCGGACTGGCTGAGTTGGACCGAGAGGACGGGTTGGCTACCGCCGCTTCCGCACAGGAATGTGCAGCGTCTTTCACGACTACTCCCGGATATATGAAGGGGGCTGGTTAGGCCCCCTTGCGGGGTAAGGTTAGAACATCCGCATCTGCATCTCGTCGGCCTCGCGCTGTCTCATACGCTCCTGCGCCTTTTCCATTGCAGCCTTATGGCTGGGCATGGCGGCTTTCGCGGCTGCGGCCTTCGCCGCACGCTGAGGATGCTTGAGCTTCACTTCGGACGGGTCCGGCAGCTCGTCGGCGATCTCGCCGGTCTGTTCGAGCCACCATTGGGCAAACATGGTACGGTGACACCATTGCGACGGGTCGCGGATGTCCTCGTAGCAGAGGAGAACCACCGGCTTGTCAACGCCGAAGCTGTCGAGGACTTCCTGAATCCTGTCAGGGCCAATCCTGTTGAGCCTGTCCCTGTACCTCTTCTCATACAAGGCCTGATCGTTGATCTGAAGCAAGCCGAAGGGCATAAGCTCCTTGATCTCACCTGCGATGTTGTAGCCCAGCGGCCACTTCGGAGCGCCAAGGCTGATACGGACTGCGGTGTAATCCCCGGACTTCAGCGCCGGGTTGGAGAATCTACTGACGTAGAGCATTGATCTTGTACTGCCTCCCTCTTGTTTTTTCGGGCTGACATTACCATCAACGCTTGATGATAATTATAGCCGCTCAAAATCCATTCCGCAAGATGGAAAGCCGTCCAGTTTCCGACCAATTTCCGAAAACCTCGCCTATGCGTTCGGCATCGACGGCAGTTTTAACGGTCGGCTGGCCGGTATTCACCTTGACTTCGCCTTACAAAGTGTGGTAGGATGGAGGTGTGGTAAGGCTCACATAGCCTCCATCCCTTGACACCGAGGGTTCCGTTCCTGCTGGGTTTCTCAGGCCACTAAGCAGGGACGGCTTTTTTTATCCCTCTTCACCGAGCAACGCCTTGATGCGCTTGATGATCTCTTCCTTGTCCTGCGCATCCTTGGCTGCTGCGAGTACCTTCCTGAGCGTACTCTCAATCGCGTACTTCACAGCCAGTTCACCATCTGTCATTTCAGGCATTTGACCTCCTCCCTTCTTACCTGAACAATTTCTTGTTCTAACCTTACAATTATATTATACACTATTATCTTATTTTTGTCAAGAGGTTTGACCTTGTTTTTGCCCTATATTACGATAATATATTATATACATATACTACACACATACACTATACTATATATATTATATATATAGGGGCCGGGAACTCGCAGGCGTATTGCTGCTGAGGAACCCGGCCCTGTTGTTATTCTGCTATGCGGTAGATCTTCTGCAAGGCATTGTCCCGGATGGACTTCAGCCCGTGTTTGGAATACGCATCCCCGAACGTGCGATCATAGAAGCGTACGACATCCCGCCAGAAGAGCTTGTCGATGACCTGCTTCTCCACGACGAAGCGTTCCTTCTCGTTGAGAGCCTTGAGCCACGCGCCCACGAAGATGACGGTGACGCGCTTCTGTGCCAGCTCGCGCTTCTTCTCGGTGATCTCTTCTTCGATCTGCCGGACATGTTCCGTCACGCCGCCAGAGGCGAACATCATCGCCAGCCGCCCGGTCGGGTCGCTGATCGACGTACCACGGGGCATATCAGAGATTACCTGCGTACAGGAAACGGTGTCCTCGACCATCGTTTCGCGCATACTCGCCGCGAGGCGTTCCAGCTCCGGGATTTCACACTCCAAATACTCACACCGTGCAAGATGCTCGCGGTAGTTGGAGAGCATTGCATCTACGCTTTCTTTCTGCATTACCAATACACCCCGCTTTACGATTTGCTCAAAATGGGCGACTGCCTGCGGAAGCAGCCGCCTCTGCGTTGTCGATGTTCTTCAGCGTCAGAACGGCAGTTCATCGTCATCTACCTGAGTGAAGCCGCTATCGCTGGCCGGATAGCCGCCGCCAGACGAACTCTGCGCCGGAGCAGAATAGCCGCCGCCGTCGCTGCGCTGTGCAGACGGGAGGAAAGAGATCTCGCCATCGTTGCCGACGACAATCTCGAAGCCATTGCGCTTGCTGCCATCCTGTGCCTGATAGGTGTAGGTCTGCAACGTACCCTTGACAGACACCTTGCTACCCTTGTGTAGATACCTCTGACAGCTATCAGCGCGATTCTTGAAACACTTTACCGGGATGAAGTCAGCCTTCGATTCGCCATTCTGGTCCTTCGGGCGGTTGACGGCGATGGTGAAGGTGCAGACGGACGTTCCAGCCTGTGATACGCGCAGCTCAGGTTCACGGGTCAGGTTGCCAATGAAGATACATGTGTTCATGGAATCTCTCGCTTTCACTTGAAATCATTTGATAGCAGATGCTTGCAAGTGTATTCAACACTTCTTGCCGTGCTTGTACGGTCTGCTCTTGTTGAACTCGTGCTTCTGAACCATCAAAGCCTCCGGGTCAACGCCATTCTCCGAAGTCCAGAAGAAAACCAGACCGAGAGCAGCTTCGAGCGGGGCGAGAGCAGCAGCCTTGTTGGTCACGGCGTAGCACCTATCGCCAGCCCTTGCGGTCAGACTGTGTAAGGCACACACCAGAGTGGGCAGAGGCGTGTCCTTGTTCAACTTCGGATTGTTGGCGCGGATGCGGTTTATCAGCTCTGCGATGGTGGAAGAACTGCACACGCGGCCATGCTTGCCGAACAGGTCAAGGATGCGGATGCAGCCGTCGATCAGCTCAACCGCAATACCTTCGGGCTTCTTGCCGCGATGCGGACAGGTGTCCTTCTGGTCGAACACAAGGCAATCGTACTCGTCCTTCGGTGCGCAGACCTTCGGGGTGGAGTGTTCAATCTCCTTGCACTCGAACCAGATCATCGGCCTGTTGGCACGATACTCTTCCAGAGCCTCCGAGAACTCGGAGTGAATAAGAGCGATGGTTTCGGTGATGTCGCGCTCGTCCTCCCAGAAGCCGTGATCTACGGCGTTCTGGTGGACTTCCTTGGCAAATTTATTCAGATTCATCTGTCATTCTCCTTACACCCATGTCTCAACGATGATGGGGTCGTCGGTCTTAGTAGGCGGCACACGGAGGAAACCCTTGGGGATGGTCTTTCTCACATCCTCCAACGTGTCGCCAACGGTCAGCAGGCGAAGCGGGCGATTTCCATCGAAGATACGCACCACGAAGTTGTAGCGTTTGAAGTCCTTCGGCCTTCTGTACACCACGAAGCAAGGGAAAACCTTGCATTTCTCGTGCCAGTTCACGCCATGGAAATCTGTCACGATGACGCTGACACTCTGGTCTGCAAGCATAGCCTGCATCTCAGGGGTGCCGAGCTTGCCTTCGACTACCTTGGTTTTCATAGGCAACCTACCTCCAATTAGCTGTCGTAGTCGTTCTCGAAGATGTCAACACCCGTTTCGTCCTTGCAGCGCTGGATGATGTCGCAGGTGGTAATCTCTTCGGTCATTATGAGCTGGATGTCATCCAGCAGGCGGCAAATCCGGGTTTCACCGAACCCAAAGAGGCGGTGGGAAGCAATCGCGGCGGCTGAGTAGAAGAACCGCATTGTGAACCTCGTCAAATCCTTCTGAGCATCAGAGCGTCCGCGCTCGTACTCAGTTTTCAGATCTTCCTTGGTGATGCCGTTCTTCTCCCAAGCCTCACGCCGCTTCTTCTCGGCGGCTATGTGCTGGGCCAGATACGCCGGATTGCTGAGGGCGGTGTGTGCATTTACGCCGCCATGCTTCATGTCGCGCTGGTACTGAACAGCAGCGTCCTTGAGGGCTGCTTTCTTCTGCTTGGCATCGGCGCGGGCCTGCGCTCTTCGGTCGGCACGGTTCATATCTGCGCCTGCCTTTCACGATCACAGGGGGGGCGGCGCAGTCTTTCGGCTTTTCTGATAACGCCTTGGATTCCGTCCATCGTGGCAACCAACCGGCGATGGTAGCGGTCTCGGTCGTGTTCAGCCTTGGCGAGCTTGCGGCGGGTTTCCATGTGCTGTCTGCGCTCGATCTGAAGCAGAGCAGCCAGAAGGCGGCTCGATTCTTCGTTCGCAGACAAACCAACTTCCGGGCCGAAGCGGGCGCGGCATTTCAGGCAAACCTGACCGTAGCCTTCGGGGATTCTCTCTCCGCAGATAACACATAGGCTCATAGGTACGTCCTCCCTGTGTTGCGATCTCTGACCTCAATTCGAGCGATCAGGTCAAATCCCGCAAGGTCGATTGTGGATTTCAGCGTCTTTATGAGCTGAGTGCAGCGGGCATCGGCTTCTTCCTTGGCAGCGTACTCACGCATGACGTTGCTGAGAGCGCCATGTGTGGTAGGGTCCGGGTAGCCCTCTGCATTACGATACGGAACGCGGTAATCGCGGTCGGAATCAGCCACGCGCACACCTCCCACAGCTTTGGAGTTCGTGGCATACGCCGCCGTGGTAAACACACATCGGGACGCACTCCCATTCGATCTCTGGCATAGCTTTGATGACTTCTTCGCGCATCATCTGAGCGACTTCCTGAGTTTTCTTGGCCGCTCTGCTACAGAGCCGCTTGTTCTGAACCGTCATCAGCTCCTCAGCGTTGCAGTAGAAGATCATATCCACCGGTGTATTCCGGGGGGCATTGTCGCCATCCATCCGTTCCTGCCGGTCGTTGCGCAGGCTGGACACAAACGGGACTGCGTGGACGTGTCGGGCAAGGTGGGTGGCGATGTTGCTCGGAATATCTTCGATCAGGAACGCAAAATTCAGAACGCGGACGGGGCTGTGCCACGCATGGAGTACATCGCGCAGGAGTTTCGAGGACGGAGGCTTCTTCGGAGCCTCTTTCCTGCCCATAGTAACCCAAATGCAATGCTTGAACAGCAGCAATTCGCGTTCTTCAGGCTTGTAGATCAAGGTAACTTTCATAGGCACCTCCGTGGATTATGCCGCAATGAGAAGGTACTCTTCGATGACGATAGGAGCGCCCTTCATGCGCAGATCGTCGTCGTACTTCTGGCTGATGTACTCAACCTTCGCAGCGACGTTGTCGTTGATGATGATTTCTTTACTGCCGTCCGGCATCCTGATTCCAAGGATGATCTTGGAATAACGGAGGCTGGCAGCATCAGATCTGAGCTTTTCCAAACGGGTCATGGTCATTCTCCTTCCTTGTACCAGACAATTCCTTTGCCGCCGCATGGGTGGCATGGTTGGTTATCTATCAAGCCGCGCCCGTTGCAGACAGGACATCTGAAGGGCTGAGGTGACTGCGGGCGCGGGTCTTTGCCTCGCAGAACACCGAAGCACTCCGGGCAAACATGGAGCATAACGAGGTATTCCTCTCCGCAATGCGGTCATCCAGCCTTGCCGTTGACGAGGTGGTGAGCTGCAAACTTCTTCCGGCAGTAGCAGCATTGAACCTCGTGCATCGGGAATCCGAGAGCGTCATTCTGTGGCATCTGCTTTCTCCTTACCGGGAACAATGACCTTGCATCCCGGAACAGGCTCACCGCCCCAAGGATAGGGTTCGTCATAGCAACAGCCGATACCGCCTTCAGGGTTATCATGCCATGCCATGTGATACCTGAGCGTCGCGTAGATGTTCCATGCACGATAGTGAAGTGCATCCTTCTGGACATCGGGATAACCGTAGGCGTTCTTGCCGTAGATGATACCTGCAACAATTTGTAACAGGTCGTTGGCAAGGTCGCGGCGCTTGCAGTATTCATCTACACTACGGACATCGAGCATCAGCTCTGAGATGCGATTAAACTGTCCGATCTTCAACCGGGCATAAAGCTCCAAAGCGTTCTGAGCGACAAGCGCCTGATCGCGGGTGAGGGTGAGGACGTATTTCTCTTCACCATTCTTCATCGCGGTACTCCTCTCTGACGTAATCATCATCGAGCGGCGTAAGCTCGTCGTCCTCAGAGATGTAATCGTCATCGAACACGGAGCGTTCAAGCCACTCAGGGTTGCCAATCCTGCAATCAGCCATTTCGTCCACCACCTTCGCGGAAGAACGCTCTGACGAGGCGAATATCTTTGTCCATCACAGACAGATGTTCCTTGGCAGCATTCCTTCCGAACACCAGCACGGTGTCCTTGCCTTTCCTCATTCGCAAAACTTCGTACAAACTGCGGCTCAACGGCTGCTTTTCATAGCCAAGTCCTTGTAGATAAGCAGCGAAGCTGTCGAGATGGCAGATGTGCAGCGTCCCTCTCTCAGCCATTCGGCACACCTTCTCTCTGGTACTCAAGCGGGATTCCAAGGGCCTGAGCCGCTTCCTTGAGCGCCCTGAGCTGCAACTTCGGACCATTCCTTGCGAGGAGGTTGCCGATCTCTACGCGCAGGTAGGCTTGCTGCCAGTAGTCGTAGACGG